ATCGTTCTCGTTTTTAATAATAGTATAATATAATGGTTCTTCCGGTCCTGTATTTTCTTTGAATTCTCCCTTTTCAGATGTCTTCAAATTAACAGGGTAGTATCTTTCGTTAGAATGAAATATAAAAATAGGCGCAAATTTTTTTATCAGTTTAATGGTCTCCATTTTATATTTCTATTATTTTTGTGTCACCGGAGTAAATAAATTTCCATAAAATGAAAATTATAGAAAAAATGCCATCAGATGACAACACTATCAAATTGAGTGATGCTGTAGCTAATATGGATATTTACGATTCTGACGAGGAATCGGAAGATGATTATGACTTTGAAGAACCTGATTTTGAATCTAAAACTAGGAGAGGTAGTGTTGATGATGATACTGAAGAAAATGCAGAGATCCTAAATTCTCTGATTTCTGAAATTGGTGAAGCGGAACCCATCTGCAGTAATCTGATTAGAGTTAATTTATTTCAAACTAAAGGTCATAAATTTGTAAAGAAAAACGAAGATGTTGACTTTGATACCAACGAATACGGATATCCTTTAATTCCTGTTGGTGGAGAAGAATATATTCTTCCTTTCTTTACTCAACTTAAAAAGATGAGGAAAGAGTTAAAAGGAACTAAAATTGAATCTAATATTCCTAGTCTTAAATTTGAATTCTAATTTACTATACATATAGTAAATTATTAAAGAGAAACAAAAAGAAGATCTTTTTTTCTAAAAATATCCATAATGATTTCGCAAACTTCTTCTTTCTTAACACTCCCAGTATAATATTTTTTGTATTTCTTTTCTGTGTCTATAGATTTTAAAATATCTTGTATTTTTTCAGAACTTATACTGACACAAACTATACCTTTATTTCTTGGATTAGAGGTATCAATTATTCTAAAAAATTCTCTTTTTCTCTTAATTACGCTTTCTATTTGCTCACCTCCTCTGTATATGTAAGAACCATAATATTTAGATTTTTTATATTTCTCTAATAATTTGTTATAATACTGGTCAAACATGTAGGTGTAAACAAACTGTTCAACCGGATCCGCGTCTCTGAAAGAATCTCCTTCTAAAATTCTGATTCTCCTGACCTTACCTTCCAAAATAGAAGTTATAGAGAATCCGGTTTTATCACTTTCTCTGTAAAAGTGAACTATAACTTTTTCTCTGGTAAAACCTTCCTTGTATTTTCCTAAATCATAGTTTTTCAAACCAGCCAGAGAACCTTCGGCTCTAGTTCTACCCTGTTTCTTTTCTCCGGTACCCTTAATAGCTTTTCTAGTTTCCTCAAACCAATTTTCTGGTTTGTAAGTTTCTAAGTAATAATTATCAAATAATTTAGAAATGTTACTTATCACATTATTTTTCTCTCCCTTGGATTTTCTGACTAAAACATCTTCTAATAGATATTTAAATTCGACATAGTTTTGTTGATAGATGTAGTAGTTAATAATATCGTTTTCTGAGAAGTTTTTGAATTTTTGATACAGTTCGTTGACAATGTCTTCATTATCAAATTCTACTTCTTCGATACTCTCAAAGTTAAATACTTTGAACATTTCATTTTTCAATCTATTTTGAGGATTACTCTCTATCAACACCGGTTCTGGTTTTATGTAATTACCGATAATTTTAACAGTTAAAAAGCTTGATCTTTGTAGATTTTCAAATATTAATTTTCGAGAAGCATAATTTATTACTGTGTCATAGACAGTATAAATTTCTATGTCTTTTATCTTTTCTTTACTTAATTTATATAAATCTTCAAAATTTATTGAATTACCTTGAATGAGAAAAGATTTTAAAATATTTATAACAACTTCTCTATTTTTACTGTATTCAAGAATGTTGTATGTATTGTAAACATAGTCTGATTTGTTTGGTCCTTGATTGAGAGCTAAACCTTCTCTTCTTGTGTTGTTTGGTTTCCCTCTGGCCTTCCAAATTTCCATATATTTATCTTGATAGTCTGTTTGTTTTGTGAAAGACTGATCACTCTCTCTGATATTTCTTTTGTAGTTAAGATAAGCATCAAAAGCACACTGTTTCATAAATCTGATAATTTTTTTATTATTGATGTCTTTCTTTTCAGCATCAATGTAAATTTTAATATCTGTACTTACTCCTTCTAAAATATCTAGATTTTCATTTGGCCTAACCGAAGCCATTCTGTAAATATCTATTTTTACATTGGAAGAAGTAAGAGTTTTACCTTTTTTTTCTGCTTCCAATAGTTCTCTATTCTTTAAGTCTTCGTGAGACGTAGCCCTAACAAATCTACTTAGTGCTTGGTACATACCAGACTCGTGCCACCCAGGAGAAAGTATGTAACCTCTTAAAACATTGTGTAGATTGATACCGTCTCTGGCAACCTCAGATGCTATTATCATCTGAATATATTTCCCATCAATGTTATCAGGATGGTTAAATATTTTAAGTGTGTTTCTAATATTTCCAGTTTTACCTGTCAACAAGGCAAATCTTTTTTTCTTTGGGAAACTTTCTCTGATCTTATCATTTTTTACATCTAAGATAGACAAATCATTAGATTTAAAATTTTCAAATCCAAATTTTTCCAAAATTAAACTTAACAAAACTACACCACTCCCTTCAACTAATTCCAAATAACAAAAACTATTTCCTGGTCTTTCTTTTTCTGATTGTTCTATCTCTCTCTTAATGTACTCCGTAAATTTAGCACTCATTGTGGAAAGATTTTTCAAACTTGAAGAAATATTATCTTTACTGATGTATCTTGTAAGAGAAAAATTAGACCCTTCGTCTGCTCCAGGAACATAATTTTTAAAAACATAATTATCATATTCGTCTTTCTTAACATATTTATCAAAACCTTTTTTACCATACTCTCCGTTTGGAAAAACAAAAACAGAACTTTGTCTAGCATTTCGTAAAAAAGAATCTACTTCCTTGGAATTCTGTACTTCTGTTGCTACCTGAAGCTGTTTTCCCTTCATTACAACCGGGTAAATTAAAACTTGAGATGGTATTTTTTTCACAACAACTTTATTTTTTGGCTGATTTTTTGCCAATTCGTATTTCTCTGTCCCGTCTAAATAAACAACATTTTTTCTTTTTATTTCTTTTTTCACCGGCTTGAGTAATCTGTCTTCCTTTTTATCAGCATAACTTATACTGTGTTTAATATTTTCTAATTTAATACCTCTGTTACAAATTTTAATACCAGTATCCAAAAATCTGACATAACTAATCATTCCTCTAAAAAATGGTTCTACTTGAGATAAACTTAAATTTTCATAGAAAGAAGTTTCTTTTACTTTTGGAAACTGTCTGTCTGAAGGCAACAATAAGTTTACTAGAGGAACAAAATCGTCTATCTTATTAATCATCGGAGTAGCTGTAGCTACAATAATTTTAGTTCTGTTGGCTGTGTGTAAAACTTTCCATATGTAATTGTAAATCTTGTCTATCTGTTCTTCTGTTAATTTGGAACCAGAAGAATCAGAAAGATTTCTAAGTTTGTGAGCTTCATCTAAGAAAAAAATACAATCATCATAATAGTCATTTATTTCATCAATGGAAATATCATCTTTAATAAATTTTTGGTATGTAGTTATCTCATAATTTCTACTTATCAATCTTGTCATATTGTTCTTGTATGTTTTTTCATCCTCAATGTCTTCTAGTTTTTTGAAGTCATCGCTTGTAGATAATTTAATTAACTGATCTTTAAAGTCATCAACTGTTGCCGGACCAGGTTGTAGCACATAGACTCTCTTTACTTTGTTTGGATACTTTTTTCTAAAGAATTCTGTCAGATTAACAAAAGAACCCGTTTTTCCTGTTCCAGTTTCGTGTATATTCAGTATTCTATCATGTATTCTAGCATATCGAAAAAATAAATCTTGATGTTTGAAGAATTTTCCTAATTCAGGAGGTTTCTCTCTTTTATCTCCTTGAAGTTCCAAAAATTCTTTTCTGGAAGTTGTCTTCCACTGAATATCTGGATCCGTGTAATCCTCATAGTTTTCTATAAAATCGTGTATATTAAATTCTGTCTGATCCATATTTTTATAATTATAAATTTAAATGTTTATAATTATAAAAATATGAGTAGTAATAATACAACTAAAAAATCAGAAGCTTATAATAACAAATTGAATAAATTGAAAAATAAAGGTAAAAATAATATTTATGAGAGATTAAACATGGACAAGGAGACTAGATTAAAATCTCTAAAATACACAGAAGCAGTAAAAAAAACTTCTTCTACTCTTACTCAAGTGACGCTAGGTTTCATCTTGGCAGCTATTATAGGTTACACAGGTTATCTCTGTTATGACTTGAGTATAAATGTTTCCAGTAACGAAAGATGTAAAAATAAACCCAGTGCTACAGATGCCAGTTTCACATGTCCTCAACAAAATCAGGAAAACCCTGTTTACTATAAGACATCTAATGGTAGAGAAGAAGCTGGTATGTTTTACGGGGCTATCGAAAGACCAAATTTTTAGCAAACTTTATAATTAATACTAATTATAAAAATGGATAATTTGAAAACATTGAAATCTAAGATGAAAAAATATGACTTAGGTCAGAATTTAAGATTACAATTAAAAAGTTTAAAAACTTTTAATTCTTGGATGTATGCTATATTAGTATTTTCTATTATTTTCGTGATAATAACTTTTGTCAATATTTTTTATCAATTCAGAGCTCACCTGTGCATGTATTCTAACACCAGAAAATGTGTTGCTTCTGATAAAATGTGTACTTATAAACAGAAAGCTGGAACAGCAGGTACCGCAACAGAAATTTTTGCAGAAAATACTTTCACAATAAGAAGTAATACAAATTCTGTTTCCGATCAAACATTAACAATAGAACAATACAGATCTACCACAAATACATTTGTTGATATATTTAACATGGATTTTATTTTTGGAACCCCATTACCGTCTACCGGAATTTCACCCCCTACAACAAGAACAGAATACCCCACAGCTGGTTATGAATATCATTCCAATAATAAAGGTGTGTCAATTTATCTTGAACCATTTGCCGGTCAGTCTGACTTAGGAACATCTGTAAAAACAGTAAAATATATTATATCAGAAACAATGAAAGATGATCCCAGTGGAAATGTTCAGAACATCAATAATTCTGATTTTCTATTTAATCCTACTGGAACATGTGTTCCTAATCCTTCCGGACTGGCATACAGTTCTTTACCAGGAACAGGTCAATTTGGATTGGGAACTTATGTCCTACAAGGCGTGGCTGCTTCCTCTCTGGAAGATAGAGTTCCTGGAAAGATATTAAGTACAGCAACAGGGGTTTCCAGCTTATTCACAAATTTTGAACAAACTGATGTGGTAAAACTGAAGGAGACAGAGACAGCCGATTCTCCTGTAAATGTTACTGTTTTAACTCTGAGTAAAAACTTACACTCTCGTAATACATGTAATGCAACTACCAAAAAAGGTTGTACGTGTTTA